TCAGCAGAGTTCTTTAAACCTGTAGGCCCAGAGGTCGATGCTGCACTTGCACAACCTCAACAACAACAAGGCCCAGATCCTGCTATTCAAATGATGATGGCACAGGCCCAAGCAGATATCGAGATTAAGCGTCAAAAGGCTATGGCTGATATTCAGCTTGCAAGAGAGAAGGCTTTGGCTGAGTTAGAACTCAAGCGTATGGAGTTCGAGGCAGAAGCGCAGATGAAGGCAATGAAGGTTGGCGCGGGTATTACTGGCAACGTTGAGATTCCAGGATAAATCATGGCATTCAATCAAGATGTTTACAATTTTGTCTTAAAAAATATCAATGACCCAAAGACTATTAAAGATTCAATGGGCTACTTCGGGGTTGATATAAATCAACTTGCGGATGCTATCGGCTACCCAGTAAGCAATCTTGTTCAGTATTTTCAAAACGCAGGGCTCGTTGCCCCTGGAATGGAGCAGCCTGCAAACGAACAACCTGCAGGCGAGCAGTCTCAGGGTGGACAAGACTCAGGAGGTCAAGTTGAACAACCTGTTTACCAACCTCCTCCGGTATACACGGCAACAGATGGCACTCCGTTCAGTAGCGAGTCCGATAGAAACAACTATCAAACAGCAATAAACGCGCAGCAAAAGCTACGCACAGACGCGCAAGCCATAGGCATCAACTTGCCTTCATCGTGGTTTGTAATGACACCTCAACAGCAGTTTGACTGGTACGTTTCTAACAAGTTTGGAAGCGACAAACTAAAGGCTTTGGGCGTAACTGATGCAAATCTGCTGAAGGCTGTAGATGACGCAATCAAGCCATTGACTGTAACGGATGTCGTTAATACGATATCACAGCCAGTCAATCAGGGCGCAAACAATCAGACAGTAAATCAGACCGTAAACCAAACAGTTAACCAGGGGTCTACCGTGGCTGCACCAACTCTACAGTCATGGCAGAAGCTAGACGCTTCTGGGAACATCGTTCCCAAGACGATGGCCGACTACACATTTACCGAGATGGTTCCGTTTGCTCAGAATCTTATCGCGCAACAGCAAGCGGCAGGCAAGTACATTACACCTGATGAGTTCAGAGTGTTTGCAGGACAACAAGGTGTCCCTGATAGCCAAATGGCTGCGTTGGTTGCAAGCCTTAACTTCCCAAAGGCTCCAGCCGTACAACAACCCGCCGTCAATCAGCCTGTAAACAACACAAAACCACTGTCTGCGTACACAAGCGCAGAAATGATTCCGTATATACAGAATCTATTCAAAGACAATCCCAACGTATCTGCTCAGATGATCAGGCAATACGCTATGTCGCAGAACGTCCCTGCAAGCGTTATTGACGCGGCTTTAGGCGGTGTACAAATACCGACCGCTAACTTTGTGCCGTTTACTGTTGGCGGCGGTACAACTTCACTAAAAGCACCTACAACTGACTTCTTTTACGGCGCAGGCCCGACACAGCAAGCCCCGTTCATGTTCAAGTCTGGGGCAGCAGGTTATACCCGTTTGTTACCCCAGTCCCTAGAGTTTGGTGTTCCTGCTGTCACCGGAACTAAGCCAGAATTCAAACCTGGGGTCTTTGATAAGGCTGCGCTACAGAAGGCTTACGAAAGCCAAACGGGTGAAAGCTATGGCGGCGAAGTAATTCCTGCTAATGACATCAGCCAAGCAAGCTACATGGGCGGGAAGATCACGCCAGACAAAATTGCTTATGAAAAAGGCGGGAAAGTCAAAGGTTTGCTTGGGCCCAAGCCTGATAGCCCTGACGATGGTTATGCAAGCCTACAGGTTGGTGAGTACGTCATTCGTAAGAAGGCTGTCAACAAGTACGGCGAGGATTTCCTAGAGGCTCTCAACGAGTCGCGAATCCCTAAAAAGAAGGCTAAAGGACTTTTATGACGCAACGTTGGGAACGAGCAAAGGCTTTGCTTGGCGATGAGTTTCTGAACGAAATCTTCGCTGAGTTGGAAAAAGACAACATCGAGCGTATTATCAATAGTCATCAGGACGACATTGAGCTTCGTGAGGATTCGTATCTCATGATTAGCGCAGTGCGTCGTGTGAAAGCGCGTCTTGAGTCCGTTGCCGCCGAAGGCGAGATGAACAAGAGACGATTCAAACTTTTTAAGTAGAGGTTAGTTTATGGAAAGCAGCAACCCGCAAGGGACTAGCTTGACAGTGGGACAGGCAGCAAATGCGTTTCTTGGGATGATGGATGGCGGTGGGACTCCAGCGGAGCAACCAGAACCCCAGTCAGAAGAACAGGAACTTGCTGTCAGTGAATCTGAGTCTGAGGAAGTCCAAGAGGAGGCTCAAGAGGAGGAACAGCGTTTTGTGGTGAAAGCCGCAGGTGAAGAACGCGAGGTGACCCTCCAAGAGTTGATCGAAGGCTACCAAAAGGGTACGGATTACCATAAGAAAACTAACGCGCTTGCAGAACAGCGTAAAGCAGTCGAGGCAGAAAAAGCCGCTGTCGAGCAAGCAAAGCAGGCACGAGATGCCTACGCCGAGCGACTGAAGGTGATGGATCAATTCCTAAGCCAGCAGATGCAAGGTGAGGATATTGAGAGTTTGAAAGAGACCGACCCGATAGCTTATGCGGTGAAGGTCGCGGAAATGACTCGCCAAGAGAAGCAACTCCAGCAGTTAAGAGCCGAGCAGCAACGCATTGCCAGAGAGCAACAAGCCGAGCAAGAGGTTCACATGGAGAGGCGCATCGCGGAAGAGGCGCAGAAGGTTGCAAGCGCAATCCCAGACTACGCCGATCCGAAGAAGGGTGAGAAAGTCCGGAGTGATTTGCGAGCGTTTGCAAAGAGCATTGGTTATTCTGATGCGGAACTTGCAAGTGCGACTGACTCTCGTGCCGTGGTGACGTTATGGATGGCCGCGCAGTATCAGAAGTTGCAACAGAGTAAGCCTGGGGTAACCAAAAAGGTTACGGAGGCTCCGAAGTTGCTAAAGCCTGGGACTGCCACAGGTAAGACCATCCAGTCGGAAGCAGCAAAACAGGACTTTGCGCGTCTCAAAAAGACAGGTAGTCGACAAGACGCTGCAAGGGTTTTTGAAAGATTCTTGTAATTAGGAGTTTGAAATGACTGTTCCTTCAGGTACATTCCAGACCTTCACCGCTATCGGTCAGCGTGAAGATCTCACAGATGTTATTTACAACATCAGCCCGACCGAGACACCTATCCTTTCGTCGCTTGCTCGCACCAAAGCAACGGCTGTCTACCACGAGTGGCAGACCGACACGTTGGCAGCAGCAACAACCAACAACGCACAGGTTGAAGGTGACGACGCTACCGCAGCAACCATCAGCCCGACGACTCGTCTCGGTAACTACACGCAGATCGTTGCTAAGACGATCCAGGTGTCAGGCACGATGATGGCTGTGGATCTTGCAGGTCGCCGCGCAGAGAAGGCTTATCAGCTCTCGAAGGCTTCGCAAGAGCTCAAGCGTGACCAAGAGACGATCCTTGCTGCTAACCAAGGCCGCAGTGCTGGTAACTCGTCCACGGCTCGCAAGTTGGGTTCGCTTTTGTCTTGGCTCAAGACCAACTCGAACTACAACACGACCGACGGTGCTAACCCCACCACAATCGGCGTGAGCACACGTTCTGACGGTACAACTCGTACCTTTACCGAGGCAATCCTCAAGGATGGAGTGCAGCAGGTTTACACCTCTGGCGGCAGCCCCAAGATCCTCGTGGTTGGCCCTGCACTCAAGCAGACCGTTTCGGCTTTTGCAGGTATCGCAGCACAGCGTTACATGGCTCCGTCAGATGCACCGACGACCATCATTGGCGCGGCTGATGTGTACCTGAGCGACTTCGGTTCGATCTCTGTAGTCCCAGATCGTTTCGTTCGTAGCCGTGACGCGTTCATCCTTGATCCGGAATACGCAGCAGTTGGTTATCTGCGTCCCTTCCAGACCAATGAGCTTGCCAAGACTGGCGACTCCGAGAAAACTCAGATCCTTGCTGAGTTCACGATGGAGATGCGTAACGAGGCTGCCCACGGTATTTTGGCTGACCTCAAGACAGCGTAACAAAAACTGTGGTAAAAAAGAGGGAGGCGTAACAACCTCCCTTTTTTTATGCTCAAAACTAAATTTCACGCAACCGACGACCAGTATGTCTTTGAGAGAATTCAGGACATATCTGCAATCATCGAGCAAAACAAGGCACTCTATAACGCCACTGATGAGCGTGAGCGTTGGGGTGAGTGGACACGTTACGCTCAGTTGCCTTATGCGGTGATTGACGATCTAAACAATCAAGGGATCATGCGAGGCTTTGCTATCGTAGACGAGAAGAAATTCAGGGCGTGGATGAACGACCCAGAGAACAGACACTTCAGAACTCGTCCAGGAAAAGTATGAAGATAGCTCTTTGTGTTCCATGTCGGGACACGATGATGACGGGGACATCCTTCGATATGGCTCGTTTGGCGGCATACGATGGGGCCAATAGATGCGCGTTAACAGGAGGATCGTTCCTCTTGTACACCGCACCAGGCACTCTCATATTCAGTCAGAGAGAGTCGCTAGCCAAAGAAGCCTTAGCCGATGGTGCTGAGTACATTCTTTGGGTGGACTCAGATATGAGATTCCCCAAGAACACATTGGAACGTCTATTAGCTCACGGCAAACAAATCGTCGGGGTCAATGCGGTTACGCGGCGAAAGCCTGTATTGCCCACGGCCATAAACTTTCACCAAGACAAGGAAATCTTCGAGAAGATCGAGAGTCGGGGGAAGAAGGGTATCGAGGCTGTGACTGCTGTAGGTTTTGGGGTTGTCTTAACCCACAAGTCTGTGTTTGACGCTATGCCCCAACCCTGGTTTGATGTAGTATGGGGGGCGGGTGGTCTGATTGGCGAAGATGTGCATTTTTGCGTGAAAGCCTTAGATCACGGTATTCAGACGTTCGTGGATCACGAATTGAGTCTTGAGATAGGACACATAGGGACGCACGAATATCGATGGAGCGATGTCGAATATGGCCCTAAACACTTACAGCGCACTGCAAACGACGATAGCTAATTATCTCTCACGAGATGATCTTACTGCCGCGATCCCAGACTTCATCCAACTTGCCGAAATACGGCTTCGTCGAGATTTACGCCTGCGGCAGATGCTTACACAAACATCGACAGCGGCAACCGGTGGGGTCGCTACGATTAGCCTCCCTAGCGACTTCCTGCAAGCAAGGGATGTGTACGTTGATTCTGATCCCGACTTCCCGATCACATACTCAACGCCAAGTACGTTCATCAGAAATGGCAGGACGAACGAGAGTGGTGTACCAGCTTTCTACACGATCCTCGGCTCGACAATTCAGTTTGCGCCAATTCCTGACAGCAATTACACGATTAAGATTTTGTACTACGCCGCACCTGACTTTCTCTCGACTTCCAACACATCGAACGTCTTTCTAGCCAATTGTCCTGACGCGGTCTTGTATGGAGCGCTAGGCGAGGCTGAACCCTATCTTATGAACGATCCTCGGTTGCAGACCTGGGGTGCTTTGTATGATCGTGCGGTTGCGTCTCTCACGAGGTCTGATGAAGAGTCTCAGTATTCGGGCGTTCCTCTCACGATGATGGTAACCAAGCGATGAGAGTGAACTTCGGCGAGTGGCTCCCAGATCAGCCAGGTGTTGCTGGAGCCCTTGTGGACGCTAAGAACGTCATCCCTCAGCAGGTTGGATATGGTCCTTTACCTTCGCCTAGTGAATGGAGCAATGCGGCTTCAGAGTCGCTTAATTCGGTGGTTGCTGCGGCGGCTCCTGACGAAGCGGTCACGGTCTTTGCGGGTGGCGAGACAAAGCTCTTTAAGCTAGGCACGAACCTGAATCTATCTGATGTTTCTAAGTCCGGTGGGTATACAACCCCATCAGATCAGAAGTGGCGATTTACGCAGTTTGGCAACCGAGTGATCGCGGCTAATGGAGGCGACAGGCTTCAGGGCTACCTCATGGGAACTTCGACCTTGTTTGCGGACCTTGGTGCTGCTGCTCCTAAGTCTCGGTATGTAACAACCGTGAGGGACTTTGTCGTTGCTGGATTTAATAATGGCTCAACGGTCTACCCTAACCGTGTTGAATGGTGCGCGTTAGGCGACGAGACAAGCTGGACTCCTGCTGCAACGACCCAAGCGGACTATCAGGACATCCCAGACGGTGGTCATGTCAAGGGATTGACCGGAGGCGAGTACGGTATTGTGTTCATGGATCGCGCTGTGGTCAGGATGTCATACGTTGGAAGCCCTCTTGTATTCCAGTTTGACACGATCTCTAGGGGTCTTGGGTGCATGGAGCCCAACTCGATCATCCAGTACGCAGGGATGTCGTTCTTTTTGTCTGATGACGGGTTTTACAGGTGTAATGGTCAAGCGGTCGAGTCCATTTCTGTCGAGAAGGTGGACAGATGGTTCTTCAATAACGTCGACATATCGCAACTTTCCTCGATGTCGGCTGCGGTAGACCCGCTTAAGAACCTCGTGATCTGGGCGTTTAAGACGGTCGATCAGTCAACTTTCGTGCTTATCTACAATTTCAACCTCAATAAATGGTCTTACGGTGAGGT